TTATAACGATTAAAGCAGGGCCGGAGAACTTTGTAGCCCTGGTCAAGGTCTTTCGGAAGCGGCTGGTAAACTTCCTTTTTTCCATTCAGCTCGATGATTAAATTGTTGACTTGTTTAAGGATATGCTCCTTGCTTTCTAGAACTGGCACTTTGGCTTGGTTAAGAATGTAAATAATGGATGCGCGATGGTGTCCGTCCGTGATTATAAACCTATCGCGTTTATCTTTAAACCCAATAATGAGTGATTGGTAGCGATTGTCGAAATAATAACCCAGATTTTTAAGTCGATGATAGAGGCCGATAAATTCTCCTATCCGCTCTAGGAAGCCCTTTTCATCATAGTAATTCCCGTAATGTATGTCATGCTTTTTAAACTCCAACATCATTTCCCAATAAGCCGTTTTTCTAAAATCGAAATCCAGGGTCTCTTTGTGTTTCCGGTATTCGGCCAAAAATTCGGTTTGCGGTAGCTTGGCAACCGGTACGGCAACCTCTCCTTTTTCATGGTCTTTTTTGCGGAGCGAAGGGCATAATTCACGCCAAAACCGACCATACATATCATTGACTTCAACTATTTTTATTGGCATTTCTGAAAAATTTATCGTATCTTTTTGCGACTTCGTAGAAATCAAACCGCTCCTGGATTTCCTGGGCTATTTTATTGTACTTTGCAACATTATATCTTTGTTTGTAACATTTTTGCATAAATTTCGATATATCCTCAACCTTCGGCTCCGCCCATTCCGGCTTCTCATCATCACCATAGTACCGCTCGACCTGGTTTTTATGAAAGGTCGAAGGGACTAAATCATATCCAAACAAGGTTGAGTTTTTGTCGTTACAGTAGTCGAGATTTCCGCCCCATCCAGTAGTCCCAACGCGACATCCACAAGCCAAAGCCTCGCAAATCGTCAACCCGAATGCTTCGGCGCGATGGGAATTGATAAAACAACCACCTACTGCCGCCCGCCGATAGAAAGCGGCCAGTTGCTCAGGTGTCCAGCGCTGATGGAGATAAATAAGCGTAGGCGCATCACTATTGCGATTGTGTTTCTCAATAAATTCCCGCATATACTCCATATTGCCGTAACCCCCATCCTTAATAAACAACACTACATTGTCCTCTTTTGTAAAAGCCTTTCCATAAGCCTCAATCAGGAGGTCGAACCCCTTGCGCGGCTGGCCTGCCCCATTGGCAAAAATAAAAAACTTGTCCTTAAATTGGTCAGTTGGCTCGATTTCGTGATTAAAAATGTTTTTATCCAATCCATTGGGAGATAAATCGAGAAGCTTCTCCTTATTCACACCACTTCTTTCAAATCCATCAATACAATGCTTGCTTGGCGAAAGGACATAATCTATTTCCTTAATGGGTTCCTCCCAATTCTTTGTCATCACATCATTTTCAACATGAAGCCAATCATAGATTTTCCCTTTATGCTCAATTAAAAACCCCGAACAAATCATAAAGTTTTTAGGCGAAAAGAATTTTGTCCCCTTTCGGATAACTAGCCACCCCATTTTTCTCAGATGATTTATAAGCTGGGTAGCACAAATGCAAAGGCTTTCCATACAATCCTCACCATGATAATCCCGATAAAAAGTAAGAATATTATCCCTCTTAATTTTCTTCCTTATATAATCGAGATTTGCCTGAAAGGAATTAAACCACTTCTTGCCTTTTACTTTTTTATAAGTCGAATGAGGCTCATGCTCCCAAGGATATGGGACGGCAAAGATTTTGTGGCCTGCCAAATTGGCTCTCAGACACCATTCGCTGTCCTCATGCCAAAACTCACCCATCGCCTCATCAAACTCGCCTATCTCGCCCAAAAGGCTCCGCTTAAATATCATAGCCCCGCCACTCACAACATCGCTCTGGATATTGTAGTCAGCACCACCATTTATCCACTTCATCCCATCTTGTTTAAACCACCAAAAATTTGTCCCAAGGCGACCAACAATGCTGATGCGACTATCGGCCTCTAGGGTATTAAAAACCACATCATCCCACGCTTCACCAACAGTACAATCGTTATCAAAATGAGCAATATAACGGCCACTAACAAGTTTATGGCCATCATTCCTTCCTCCCGCAACACCTCTGTTGGTATCGTTATGCACGACTTTAAAATTCGGATTATTTCGGGCCATTTCGTCGGCCCATTCTTTTGTACCATCATCAGAATTGTTATTGACTATAATGACTTCAAAAATACAACGAGTGTTTTCGTATATTGACTTAACACACTTTTTAGTCATATCTAGCCTGTTCCAGGCAAGAACAATTATTGAAAGCTTTGGCATCCTAGCAAAAGCACCAGGCTCTTTAGCCAACATTTCGGCTTCCATCGGGTCAGCCTTTTTAAATCCCTTCTTCTCCAGGTCTGCCCACATGTCAGCCGGAATTTCAACCAGCCTCCCTTTGAGATTTGTTACCCACATAATTGCTAAATATTTTATTGAATTGGAACGCTGTCCTCTTATATGTCCAGTAGCGAAGCACCCATCCGGCCCCGAGGAACCCGCGCCGGTATGCCTCAACCTTATTGTTGTAAACATGGCGCATTTTCTCGGCCAAGTCGTCCACATCCGGTTCGCGAAAATATCCGGTCTCCTCTTTTATGAAATCGTATTTTGCCCTTTGCGTGTGGGTCTTAATGTCGTAGAAATATTTTGGGTTGAAGTATTCGCTAATCCCTGTCGCATTCGGCACAATGCAAGGCAACCCTGTCGCCATCGCCTCAAGCGGGGTGTGACCGAAGCCCTCGCCGCGCGTAGGGAAAACAAAGCAATCTGCCTTGTAAAGCAATTGCGGCAATTTGCTCCTGTCATAAATCCCCTTAATCCACTTAGCATTCGGATATTCGGTAAGCGGAAAGAGGTTTTTGTCGTAAACCGTCTTCATCCAAAGTTCCACCGGCTCATCCTTCTTGAAAGCCTTTTTGAAGGCATTTAGCATGATGTCGAAACCTTTACGCCATCCACCACAATCATAGTGGATGAAAACAAATTTCTCTTTCTCCCGCCGCATAACTGGCTTAAAAAGGTCGTGTTCAATTCCGAGATTGCAAACCTTTGATTTCACCCCACAAGACCGAAAAACCGCCTTGCCCCATGCCGTAGGGGTCAAAACGAGGTCAAATTTATTAAGCCAATCAACCCAACTGTCCGGCAGGTGGTCAGTCTCGAACATCGTAAAGCAAATCTTGTTCGTGCTGTTCAAATGCTTATAATTGGCCGGAACGGTGTAGACCATCCCCCAATCCCTAAGCTGGTCATCCTTTTTAAGTTCGTATCCGTACTCCTTCAAATACCGCATGAGATTTAAGTGGCTGTGGGCGTACCCATTCGCCTTATCTGCGGTAACTGATTTAAAAGTGATTTCCATATTAAGACTGAGTAAAGTTTCCGCCCTATTCGGGAGTATGGAAGCGGCCCTGGCGGGTATCGCGCTTCGCACTCCCCGAGCAGGGCGGAAGCCCTGCTGTATAATAACCCAAAATCCGATGATGGTTTAACCATAGACATCGACGCCGAAAGCATCGCGGAGTTCCGCTACCCCGTAGAGACAATCGAGGGTGACTTGCATCCCCAATTGGCTTTTGTCGTAGCCGTAGGTCACTCTAATCGCGAAGTTCTTGTAATTCACCACCGTTTGCAATACTCCGGTGTTAGGCGGAGCTTGAGGAAGCGGGCGTGAAACCAAGACAAAGGCGTTTTTGTGGAACGCCAGATTGTGGGTCGTTACGGGCGAAGTTCCAGAAGTTTTTACGCCCTGATGGACGAAAATGTCGAACCCGTAGCGTCGACCCAGGTAGGCATCCTTCATTGCTTGCCCTGCGTCTTGAACCCAATTAGAACTGGTAAATTTCTCGACTTTCAAAAGGGCCGCTTCGTCCTTGGACGAAATGACTAGCCGGCGGTCTGTCAGAGGAGCTTTTCCATCGGTCAGAAGTTTACGGGCGTCGACGATGGTGTCTGCACCAATGTCGGTTCCACCCGTCCCTGTATTCTCCGAAAGACCGGAATAAAGCGCCATGAGGTCGCTATCAACCTGCTCTGCAATGGCCAGCAAGCCATCCTCCATATAGCCCTGCATGATGTCCTGATTGGCCTGAGCTTTTGCGATGTCCTCGACAATAAACGAAACCTCCTTGTGCTTGTCGAGGCTAACATCCACCTTAGTAGCGGTGGGCGTTTGAAGCGTAACCCCCGTATTGGCTGCCTTATCGTTGACCGAAAGAGCAGCATTGACAGGAATATGAACAGTGTCGCCAGAGGTTGCGACCAACTCATCATAGTTACGGTTTACTAGGTTGAAAAAAATTGAGTAATTTGCCAAGGCCCGTAGAGCCTTGTTGGCCCAAACTTCTGGGATGAAGTTTGCGGCTTCGGTAACACCAATGTTAGCCATTTTTTGCTGTGTTAGGGATTAGAAATATCGTCTTCAATCCTTCCCTCTTTTGCGGCTTTCTCGATTTCTTCGGCATTTTTATCGTAGAAGTCCTGGTCTTTTAATTGGCTTCTTTTAAATGTAGTGGGCGCGGCATCGCCTTTAGCATGAGCGGGCGGGGTTGCGGACGAACCAAAAGTGGTTTTCTTTTCCCCAACCAGATATGGTTTAGCTTCTACTATCCCATCCAACTGCTCATTCATCCCACTAATCGAGCCATCGTCGCCGACTTCCATCTTGGATTTGTCGGCAATCGACCATGCGACCTCTGGGTCAACTATCCCCTTGGCTTGCGCCTTTTGGATAAATTGGCCTTTCATATTCATTTCACCCAACTTAGTCTCTAACCCCTTAGTTTTCTCCTGCTCTTTTTCGTAAAGAGTTTTGAACTTATTGGCTTTTTCAAGCTTGGCATTCTCCTTCTTCTCGTTAGCCTTTTGCAAGGTGAGAAGGTCTGCTTCCGCCTTCTTAGCCCGTTTCAAAGTTTCGGAGAACTTTGGGTAAGGAATTGGGTCAATCTCTTTGCCCTTCGTTTCTTCGCCTGTTTTTTGAGGGTCGGTCTCATTTTTTGGAGGAGTTTTGTCTCCTTGCCCTTTTGGGGTGGACTTACCCGTTTTTTCAGTCATTTTGAAAAATTACATTTTAAAGCCTTTTGTGGCCGTTTTAAAAATATATGGAAAAGATGTTGTTGTCAAATTATTCAAAATCCTCATCATCAAAATCAACACAATTATACGTCCTCCCTAACAACTTAAAACATAAACTTTCAAAATCTCGCCCCTTCATTCCATCCGAAAATGTCAATCCAGTCAGGAGATAATCGTCTTCTAAAACCGTTCCCCACAAAACAAGTGTATTCTTAAACCCAAATCGTTCTGCCGTTTCCCTGAAAAACCTGGCAGCTTCATGCAGTTTTTTCAGATTTTCCTTTTGTAAATCATCCATATCATTGAAGCTCTTTAATAAAAATATCGTAACTATGCCGACAATTCGGCTTAAAAATATGCCCCCCATCATTCTCAGCATCCGCTAAGGTTGGATAGCCCTTGGTTGCTCCGGTCAGACTTACCACCTTGCCCTGCCAGGGCCGACAAAGAGGACAGGAATTGGCGTGGGTTGTTATCTTAACCAAATCAATCCCATTTTCCAATATGCGGTTAGCCAGGCCAGCATTGTGAGCCTGAGCCTGCTTAGTCCGAGCAAGCATTTGCGAATAAACATCTAATTGCCATTTTTTGCCCCCTTTATCCACAAGTGCGGTAATTCCGCGCCGCTCAAACACGT